CCGGCGTCCACATCCCACTCGTAGGCGGTGTTGTTGGCAAAGGTTAGTTGCGCGTCCTGGTACTCGCGCCAGATCAATGACTTTCGGCACAACTCGATGATGGCCAGGCGCGCATTGAACAGCGCCACCACCTCCGGGCAGCCCTTGGCCTTGGGCAGGATGTAGGGCAACAGGTCGGTCAGTTTCACGATGCGGCGCCGATCGGTTCAGGGGCAAACGGCAGGCGCTGCAGGTTCGGGTTGTTGCCGGTCAGGGCTGTGACCTTGGCGTTGAGCGAACCCGTGAACAGGGCGGTGTAGTTGGCAGCAGCCGGGCCATTGGCAGCGAAGGTGGCGTTCTTCATGTAGGCACGCGCACAAGCGTAGTTCACCAGGTCGTCAATGTGCTCGTCGGCTACGCTGATCTTGGTCGTGCTATCGCCAGAGGCCAGGTATAACTCGCTGCCAGCGGTGCCGGTATTCGGAATCGCAATCGGCTGCGCGGTGTAGGCCACTTCCGCCCACTTGTCAGGGGTCGCTGGAACACCCGGCGTCACATAGAAGTAGCGCGGCATGCGCGGGTCGTACATGTAGCCCGTCACGGCAGTTCCCGTGATCGCGTGCCAGCCTGGGTTCTGCGAATCCATCACTTCGCGGCCATCGGTAAGCAAGCGGATCGCGTTGCCAGGCGTCAAGCCATCGGCGCCCATGTTGCGAATGACATCAAGCACCTGGGTTCCCAGCACAGGGACGGCAGGCGTTGAGCCATCACCGGGCTTGCAGCTGGCTGCAGCAATGGTTTCAATGCTTTGTCGCGTTCCAGGTACCAGCTTGATCGCATCAATGCGCGAACTGGCGGCCGGCAGGAACTTGGTGATGGCCAGATGGGCATCATTCAAGTAGTTAACGATTTCCTTTTCAGGCCAGCGTGCAAATTGCGGGCTCACATCCTGCAGTAGGACACTGATACGCCAGATGGCGTCTTTAACCAGAATGGTGCCGGTCATGGTCGTTTACTCCTTGAAGGATTGAACGATCTTGTCGCGGATCGTGTTGCCCTTGGCCTTGGGATGCACCTTGACATCGTTGGCCTTGGCAAATTCATGTAAAGCCGCGTCGTCCAGGGGCCGCAGGTCAAATTCGATGCCGCTGGCCTCGTCTTTCAGGACGTAGGGCGAGGCATTTTCTGGAACATGTTCCAGCTTTTGCGTCAGCAACGGCGATGCCGGTTCGTCGGCCTGCTCGCCATACAGGCGAAATCCCGTGGGGATCAGCAGCAAACGGTCCACGGCGCTTTGGTCTGGCACATCGCACACCACATCGCCTTTTTCATTCGGTTTGAACACCAGCGCGCCATCGGGGAATGCGTGGGTGTAGGTCTTGTTGCGCCGGTAGGCTTGTATGAGTGCCATGGGAATCTCCTTGTGAACCAAAAACGGGGCAGCGTGTTACAGCCGCCCCGGAACCAACCCAGAGAATCAACCCTGCAGCAACATCAACAGTTGGCCGACCTTGCCGGAACCGGCGTAGGTGGCGGCGGCCGTGGTGCACTTGAGCACGATTTCACGGTCGCCAGAGAGCAAGGTGGTGGCCTTGACCTGGCCTTGCGCGCAAACGCTGGTGGCGTTGCGCACCACAGCATTGCTTTGGCCGGCAGTGAGCGCAGAACCCCAGACTTCCGAGCCGATGTCGGTAGACACCGGAACGGCCAGGGTGGCATTGGACACACCAAGTGACCAGGCAATGGCAGCCACGCCCGTGTCGATGTCCGGGAATACCAGCGCCCAGTCCAGGCACTTATAGCCTTCTGGCAGGGTGCAAAGCTGGATGTAGTCATTGGCCGCATAGGCAGCAGCGGAGAACTCCACATCCACAGCCGTCCACTCGGGATAGGCTTCGGACGGGAGAACAAGGGGCTTCGCATTGGTGAAGCATTTGGTTTGGGTTTTTGCCACGATAGGCTCCTAAGAAGTTGTGAGGTTGTACAAGCGCAGGCCAGGTAAAGGGCCTGCTGCCTTATCAGGCAACGTCAGCGCAGTAGGTGTCCAGGGCAATCACGCCGAAGTCACGGGTCACAGCACCGTCTTTGCTCTTGTAGGTGGACTTCTTCACACCCATGATGCAGTGGGTGCCGATTTCCACCTGGTCTTCGTGGTCGGTCATCACTTCGGTCCAGCGGTAGCGGGTGCCCATGCCACCCGACGAACCGTAGGCCAGTTCACCGGCTTGCGAACCCAGGAACAGCGCGCGTGCCGCCTTGATGGCACCACCGCCGTAGTCGTTGAAACGCATCACGTTGCGGTGCTTGTGGATCACGCAGTCGGCGTACATGCCGCCACTGTTCTTGAACAGCAGCGCACTGGAGCCAGACGCAGCCGCAGCCGCCTTCTGGATGTCGAGCCACTGGCCGGTGCTGGCGTTGGCCTTCATCGCGTCATACTGGAAGGTGTGGCACAGCACCACATAGCACTTCTTGCCGTCCACGTTCACCGGCACCATGCTCAGCTCGTTGGTGCCGTCGCCGCCCATGGTTTCAGCCTTGGCCACCGCGCGGTCGATCAGGCGCAGATCGAAGCCGTCATCGGTGCCGATGTCGCCCTTGGCCGTGGCATTGCCGCCGTACATCAGGTGTTGGCTGTCCGGTGCCGTGATCGCGTTGACGGTGAACATGGCGTTGGCGGCGGTCCACAGATAGCCGGTGCCGCCGTAGTTGCCAAAGCCGCCCGACAGGTAGATGAAGTGCAATTCATCCTGCAGGCGAGCCCACCAGTCTTTCATCACGATCTTGGCGTCTTCACGCAGGTTGCGCAGCGTCGCCTTGCTGGTCACGCGGTCACCGGCCCCCACCGCACCGCGCACCTGGTCGATGCGCAGCTTGTCGGTGAAGTATTTCAGCGGTGCGCCACGGCCTTCGAGCTTTGCTTGCACCACGGGCTCCATGGACATGGGCATCAGCAGGTCGACGGTGACTTCGAGGCCGGCGTCTTTTTCCAGGTCGGTGATGACCTGAATCGGGGTGCGAGCGCGTTTGCTCTCGCTGGCCATGGAGCTGGAAAAATAGCTCTCACGGTTGATGGCGACGGCAAGGTCCGTGCCCCATTTTTTCACTTCTTGCGGGTCGTTGACCCCAAATTTAGTCTGTGCCATGGCAATAATGCTCCTGTTTAGATTTCCACAGGGCTGCACTACTGCGCGGCCTAACTGACGGGATTAAGGCTCCCGTTCGGCCTTTACCTACTTCACGCCCGCCTTCGCAAACGTCGCCATTGCTGGCGAAATCCGCTGCACGCTGGTCGGCTTGGTGAAGTCCAGACGAATCCGGGCGCGTTGCCCGGACTTTTCCTCAACCCGCAGCTTGATGCCGTCCCCAATGGCGATGGACTCGCCAGTACGGACCTCACCGAACCACGTATTGCTGTCTTTCATCACTCTGCCATCCACCGATCACGTTGGTCGTTTGTTAGCCTTGCATGCGCCCGCTCCAGTTCCAGCCCTTCGAGGTTGCGCATGTGGGCAAACTCGTCGGCATTCACTGCACCAGTCGCAGCAACAGGTACGCTACGAAGTGTCGGCGGCATTTCTGCGAGGTCAACCCCATTGCGGGGGGTGGGTGCAGGTTTTTTTGCAGCCGGCGTGAAACCCAGATCATCCTTGGTCAACCGGTGCGCCTCGGCCAGGAACCACGGGGCATCGCGGTTCTCGTTCTTGGGGTCGGCGCCCAAGGCTTTCAGGTTGGTGTTGTAGGCAGCCAGCAGGGCCGGTTTCGCCTTGTAATCCAGCCCCTCGGCCTTGAACGAATTGAAGGCAGCGGCTTCCGAGCGTGACCATTCGGCGCGTGCGTTCTGCTCTGCGGCCTGGGCATTGACCTGCTCGAAGATGCTGGCGGTCATGGCCTTGGTTTTAAGCTCGTCAATCGCGGCCTCGGTGCGGTCCTTCACCAGCTTGTATTCATCGGCGTCAATCTCGCCGTCCATCAGCTTCTTGAAAGCCGTGCTGTCCTCGCCCTTGAGCGCTGCAATCTGCTCCTTGGCATCGGCGGGCACCTCGGCGCTGTACTGGGGCACAAACGGGGCATTGGCTTGTGCGGTCTGGGCAGCAGCAGCCGCTTCGGCCTCCACGGCAGCATTGGCAGCAGCCGCGGCCACGTCAGCCGCATCCTGGTCAGCAGCCGCGTCGGCGTGCGGGTCGGTGGAACTAGTTCCACTTTCCTCTGCTGGCACATCCAGCAAAGCGGCAATCTCGGACTTGGCCAGCATGCTCAGGTCCTGCTCGGTGTAGCCCTGGGCGGTGAGGTTGGCCAGGTCGGTTTCGTTGATGTCGAGTGTCATGGTGGGTTCTCTTTGGGTTGGTTGTCGGGTTAGGCTGACAGGCGTTCTTTGAGTGCGTAGCCCATGAGGGGCCATATTTTTGCCACCGCATTGGCGCGGGCGATCTTCTTGCCAATCTCGGCATCGAAGTTCTCGAGGCTGGCACAGGCGCTTTCGC